AATTAAAACAATATGGGTAGAAACCAAAACTCAGGGAAGTATTGATTACGCGGCTAGTAAAGATCCAGAAGTAAGCGAATATGAACCTGAAGATATTATTATTAAAACATTAAGAACAATTATATTATAAAAATGAAGCAACAAGCCGTATTATCACTAAGTGGAGGAATGGATTCTTCCACTCTATTACTTCATCTACTAGCTCAAGAAAATGAAGTAACAGCATTGTCTTTTGATTATGGACAAAAACATAATGTTGAATTAGAACGAGCTAAAGATTTAGTTAGTTATTTAAATGCTCAACTTTATAAAGTTGGAGATAAGTATGGAGTAATTAAACACCAAGTAATTAAACTTGATGGTTTAGCTCAATTACTTAATTCATCACTTGTAACTGGTGGAGAAGATGTTCCTGAAGGTCACTATGCTGAAGAAAATATGAAAGCAACAGTTGTCCCTAATCGTAATAAAATATTTAGTTCAATTATTCAAGCAGTAGCTTTATCAATTGCTGAGTCTAAAAGAACAAATTGTAAAATTGCTATGGGTATTCATGCTGGTGATCATTCAATTTATCCTGATTGTCGTCAAGAATTTAGAGATGCTGATTTTGAGGCTTTTAAATTAGGTAATTGGAATGCTGAATATGTTAGACATTATACTCCTTATTTACATGGTGATAAATTTAGTATTTTAGAAGATGGTTTAAAATGTTGTGAACAATTAGGAATTGATTTTGATGAAGTTTATAAACGTACTAATACATCTTATAAACCAATGCAACATGAAGTTTTTTATGAAAACGAACATGGTGAAACATTAAGATCAAGTGAATGGTTTTCAGATTACAAATCAGCATCATCTGTTGAACGAGTAGAAGCATTTCTTAAGTTAGGTAGAAAAGACCCTGTACAATATGCTGACGAATTTGGACCAGTAGCTTGGGAATATGTAAAAGAATACGTATCTTCAGTATTAGATGATCACAAAAAGACGATATAAAAAATCAGAACTGTACCCACAAATGTATGTTGTGGTTAATAAACATGGTGAAGTGTTTACTGGTCTACTTAAAGGATATACTCAATGGTCCTATGATTGGTCTCAAGCTAAACCATTATTAAAAGATAATACCTCTCGTCTCCTAGAGGAAAATTTTGGAGCAGAATTAATTAAAGAAGAAGAAATTATATGAACCATCCAGATCCAAAACAACATCAATTAGTCAGCTTTTTAAAATCAGCTGTTAGAATCACAGGTTATGTAGCTTTACCTTTTGGTATTGGGCTAGGAGTAACTATTTTAGTTATTAGTGAAATTATAGGAATTGTAGAAGAATTAGTATGAGAAGATTATATTATTACTCTGCCCCATGGTGTGTACCATGCCAGAGTTTTGGACCTGTTATGGACCAAGTAAGTGCGGTTATGCCTATTGTTAAGGTAAATATAGATTATGAAGCTGATTTAGCTCAAAGAGCAAACGTTAGATCAGTACCAACAGTAATACTTGTAGAAAATGAACAAGAAGTTCGTAGGTTTACAGGTGCAAGGAGTTATCAAGATGTAATGCAATTTATCAATGGGTAGTTTTAGATCAACAAAAGTATTTGACGGTTACTCAGCTTGTTTCCGTCAATGGAAAGCCGAAGGAACTCATTGTAAGTTTCTTCATGGTTATGGAGTATCATTTAAAATATGGTTTGAAGGTGAACTTGATGAGCGTAATTGGGTTTGGGATTTTGGAGGTATGAAACGTGCTAAAGGCACTATTGATGGTATGAATCCTAAAGCATGGATGGACTATATGTTTGATCACACAACAATTGTATCTTTTAATGATCCTGAATTAGAGTATTTTAAACAAGGTGAAGAAAAAGGCATTTACCAGTTACGTATTATTAATGCAGTAGGAGCAGAAAAATTTGCTGAATACATTTACCATAGAATAAATGATTTTATTGTAGCTGAAACTGATGGTCGTGTAAAAGTAGTTCAAGTTGAATTTAGGGAACATGAAAAAAATACAGCATTTTATAAAGGATAATTATGACAACAGAAACTAAAAAACCAGGTCGTATTACTGACTATAATAAAAAATTACCTGTACTTGAGGTTTACACTTGTATTCAAAGCGAAGGTTCAAGACAAGGTAGACCAACAGTAGCAATTAGAACAACAGGCTGTACTCACAGATGTTGGTTTGGTGAAGGTGGTTGGTGTGATAGTTGGTACACAAGTATCCACCCAGAAAAAGGTATTTATACATTTAACGACATTATTAAGATCTACGATGAAAATCCTGAAATTAAAGAAATGATGTTGACTGGTGGTTCACCTACTATGCAGCCTGATCTTTGTAATGAATTAACTCACTTTGCTAACGAGCGTGGTATATGTATAACCATTGAAACAGAAGGTAGCCACTTTATTGAAACCGATTATCCGTTTGGGTTGGTATCTTTATCTCCAAAGTTTGCCAATTCTGTTCCTGCTCTTAACGTTACCACTCCAATGGGTAAGCTCGTGGATCAAAAAATGATTGACCAGCATAACAAACTTCGTTTGAATAAAGAGGCAATTCGTAAAACTTTAGATTACCATACAGACTATCATTACAAACCAGTTTATGATGGACATAAAGGTACATTAGAAGAAATTGAAGCATTTAGGGTTGAAATGAATATTCCTAAAAACAAAACATGGTTAATGCCTGCAGGTGATACTAGAGAAGAATTAATTAAACAATATCCTATCAGTTTAGAAAAAGCATTTGAAATGGGTTATAATTGGACCGGTAGAGATCATATTATTAGTTACGATACTAAGAGAGCTGTATAATGGATTTACTATCTACCCACCCCGTTAAAAAATCAGATTTAGGCTTTCACGGTAATCTATTCGGCGGCAAATTGCTTAGCTGGATAGATGCCGCGGTAGCTGCTTATGCAATGGAAAAATGCAGAAGCCAAAATATGATTACTATTGCTATGGATAAGTGTGTTTTCCTAAAACCTGCTAAAGAAAAACAACTTGTTAAAATATATGCTGAAATGGTAAAAGTAGGAAACACATCTGCTACTTTTAGTATTGAAGCAAGAGGATTTAATGTATTTAGAGGTGATGAGGTTGTTTTATTAGCTACAAATATGACCTTTGTTAGAGTAGATGAAGAAGGAGTACCAATTCCCATCTCAGAACAGGTTAAAAAGGCATTTAATACTCCACCCTCAAAATTGTAATATTTATAACAATATGAAAAAGCTATTATTATTATTGTTTTTATTTCCTCTAGTTGCCTTTGCTCAAAGAGATTCAGTTTACATTAAAACAGATATTTTCACATCTGTTTATTCTGAGGTGTTACAACAACCTAAATGGGTTACTTATACAGTACAATGCCCTACAGGTACTGCTCCTCGTACTGGAATGGATTTTTATGTTCAAGCAGGATTAATTACTTCAGATAATGCTGATTATGCTGCTAACGTTTATGATAAAGGACATTGTGCCCCCGCTGCTGATTTTAACTGTACTAAAGAAATGTTATATAAAACATTCACTTATGTGAATTGTGTATTACAGCATGAACGTTTAAATCGTGGTGTATGGCGTTTATTAGAGTCATATGAGCGTGAACTTGCTAAAACCAACACTGTTAATGTAGAAATCAGAATGGTGTATAGTAAAACATCCTTAAAACTACCTACAGGAGCAACTGTACCTGATGGATTTTATAAAATAATTAAGTTTGGAAATCAAGTTGAAAAATATTATTTTCCAAATGTATCACCAACACAAAGTAACTTTAGAAACTATCTAATAAAATGAATATAACCTTTTTTTATACCAACGAGTGTGGTAAATACGCTGATTTAAAACCTATCATTTCTGAGTTTAGTAATGCTTTAGGTATTGAGATGGTTAACACCCATGAAGATGAAATTCTTACTGAATCCTATGATGTACAATGGGTTCCTACTTTAGTAATTGAAGACCAAAAAGGCAAACATAAGTTTGAAGGACCAGAAGAAATTAAAGAAGTTTTGAAAAAATTAGTTCTATGATAACTTTATTTACAGAAAGAGAAATTAAAAACAAAGTAGGCGAAATTGCTTACAACATTAAAAAGAAACAACATAAGCAACCTCCAGTATTCATTTGTGTTTTAAATGGAGCGTTTATGTTTTTTACAGACTTAGTAAAACAAGTAGGGGAGTGCCATATTGATTTTATTAGTGCTAAATCATATGATGAAACCAAACAAGGTGAAATACGAATCCTAAAATCAATTACTATTGATATTGAAGGAAAAGATGTATATCTTGTAGATGACATCTATGACTCAGGTAACACTATGAATCGTTTAATTAAGCACCTTCAATACCTCAATCCAAATTCTATTACTCCAGTAACATTATTTAAAAAACATTATTCAAACACAGATGGTTTGGTTTATGGTTTTGAATTAAAAGATGAACATTGGTTAGTAGGGTATGGTTTAGATGCTACTGATGGGACTAAAAGGAATCTTCCTCATATACTTGGCTACGTACCAGAAGATTAATATATTAATAAAAAGTTATGAATAATAAAACATTTAAATTAGATTTAGAAGTAGTAAAAATGGGTTATGCTAATGGGGTTGCTCCTGGTTTTCCATTCACTGAAAAAGAAAAATGGGCAATGGTGGATGAAGCTGCTGAAGCATATGGTAAGTTTTTAGATGCTCTAGGATGTGACTGGAAAAATGATCCTAATAGTTCAGATACACCTCGTCGTGTAGCTAAAGCCTATGTATTTGATTTATGGAAAGGTCGTTATGATGCTATGTCTGAAATTACTTCATTCCCAAGTGATGGTTATGATGGTATTGTTATTGAACGTAATATTCCTCTCACATCAATGTGTTCACACCACCACCAAACAATTGGAGGTGTAGTTCATATTGGTTACATTGTAGGTGAAGGTGGTTCTGTAATTGGTTTAAGTAAATTGAATCGTATTGTAGAACATTTTGGACGTCGAGGAGCTATTCAAGAACAACTTACATCAGCTATTCATCAAGCAGTAGAAAAGATTTGTGAAAACAATAAAGGTGTTATTGTAACTGTAGTTGCTACTCACAACTGTGTAAGCTGTAGAGGTGTAAAACATCAAGGTGCTTCAATGGTTACTACTAAAGCATCAGGAGTATTTATGGATAATGCTAATCAAGCACGTAAAGAGTTTTTTGACTCAATTAAAATCAATAACGGAGGACATCAAATCTAATGAAGCTAGGTGGTTTTGTTGAAACTGTAATTCATATTATTACATTTGGACAAGGCCACCGAACTGCATTATTCATAGCTAAAAAAATGGGCTATGATGATTGCGGATGTAAAGCAAGAAAAGACAAGTTAGACTTGTTTTGGGACAAAATATTAAATAAATTAAAATAGTATGTTATTAAATTCAAATCAAATATCAAATTACATCAAAGAATCAGATTTTTCAAAACGAGCTCAAATCGGTATTGACTTATCTGTTTGTAAAATTGAACAAATTAATGTAGGATCTACTGTTCGTAGAGACAAAACTGAAATTGATCCTGCAGGTTATGTTGAAGTTCCCCTAATCAATGTTGATGATGTTGAGTTGTGGATTCTAGAAAAAGGCATATACTCAGTTACATTTAATGAAGGAATTAATGTACCTAATGATTGTGCTGCTAAAATCACTCACCGTTCATCTTTATATCGTACAGGAACTATCATTGAATCACCTTGGTGGGATCCAGGATTTTATTGTGATCAAATGAATACTACAATGATTGTAAATAGTAATATTATAATTGAAAAGAATGCTAGGGTTGCTCAAATTGCATTTTGGAGAGTAGAAGAAGTAGGAGAAACTTATAACGGCCAATGGCAAGGTTTAAACACTGCTTACAAACAATAATTTAAAACACTTTTGAATTGAGAGGCTTGGTTATCCAAGCCTTTCTTGTTATATTAACAGTATGTATCAAGCTCTATATTTCGATAAAGACGAAAAACAATATTATTTAAGAGATGATAGGTGGACTGGATTTAAAACTGTTAAATACTGGCCCACTTTATATCAAGCTGATCCTGATGGTGAATTTGAAACATTAGAAGGTACTAAGGTAACACCAATCAAAAAGATGGATGATTGGAAAGATCCTAAGTACTATGAAAAAGATGTTGATAAATTAACTCGTTTTTTAGTAGACCACTATTATGAAACAGATGACACTCCTAAATCTCACAACATTGTTTATCTAGATATTGAGTGTGTTGTTGCTGGAGCACTAACTGAGGAAAACATTAAAGATCCTAAGGGTGAAATAACAGCTGTTGCTTTATATGATCATAACTCTAAAAAATACTACTGTATGATTTTAGATAAAGATAAAGCACTTAAGGATATTAAAGGAGAAAATAAAGAAGTTATACCTTATTCTACTGAAAAAGAATTACTACATGGATTCTTAGATAAATGGTATGAACTTGATCCTACTATTATTACAGGTTGGAATAGTGGTTTCTTTGATATTCCTTATTTATATTATCGTATTAAAAAAGTATTAGGTGAAACAATAGCTGCTACTTTATCTCCTATTAATAAAATTAAATTTACCCCTCAATTTGCAGACCAACCAGTTAATTTAGGAGGTATTAATCATCTTGACTATATGCTTTTATTTAAAAAGTATATTATGAAACAAGAACCATCTTATCGTTTAGGTGATATAGGTAAAAAATATGCTAAACTAGAAAAGATAGAATATCAAGGTTCACTTGATAAATTATTTAAAGAAGATCCTAATACATTTATTGAATATAATTTACGAGATGTAGAGATTATTGTTGAACTTGAAAATAGAATGAAGTTTATTGAGTTAACAGTTACAATTGGTCATCTATGTCATACAGAATATGAAGCTATCTATTATTCAACTATGTTGAATGAAGGTGCTATTTTAACTTATCTAAAACGTAAAGGTATTATTTCACCTAATAAACCTACTACTTACAATCCAGCATTAAGAACATTAGAGGAAGAATATGCTGGTGGTTATCTAAAAGATCCTGTACCTGGTTTATATGAGTGGGTTATTGATTTAGATTTTACATCACTGTATCCTTCTATTATTAGATCACTTAATATGGGTATTGAAACATTGGTAGGTAGAATTGTAAATAAAGACAAATATGATAACCAATGGTCACTTCAGGAACTTAAATCAATGAATCCTGATAAAATTATCTATATTGAAAAAGTTAGAAAAGATAGAACATTAGCTCGTTCTGAAATAACTGTAAGTGAAATTATCAATATTATTGAAAAAAATAATTTAATTGTATCTGCTCCTGGTGTATTGTTTAGGAAAGATAAATCAAGTGTGGTTTGTGAAATCTTAGCTGATTGGTTTGCTAAACGACAGGAATATAAAAAACTAATGAAAAAAGCATATAAGGTAGATAATGATCCTGTTATGGGTGCCTTTTATGATAGACGCCAACATGCCTATAAAATTAAATTGAATGATGTTTATGGTGTGTTTGCTCAAAATGGTTGGAGATACACAGATGGAAATAAATTCATTAGTAAAGCTATCACTTTATCAGGTCAAAGATTATTACAAGAAAGTATTAGGAACATGAATGAATACCTAAATAAAGAATTAGGTAATGAAATTCCTAAAGACTATATTGTTACTAGTGATACTGACTCACTATTTATCCAATGTAAAGATTTACTTATAGCAAGACATCCGGATATTGATTTTAATAATAGAGAAGATGTTATTAATAAAATATTAGTTATAGCTAATGAGTTGCAAAAAATGGCTAATGATTTTATTGGTAACTTTGCTAAAACTGCTTTTAATTTAGGAGATAAAGCAACTCACTATTTTGAGTTAAAACAAGAGGTTGTACTAGATAGAGGTTATTTTGCAGGTAAGAGGAGATACGCCCAACATATTGTTAACAAGGAAGGTGTACCTGTAGATGAGTTGGATGTTAAAGGTTTAGATCTAATGAAATCTAATTTCCCACCATTATTTAGAAAGTTTGGGGAAAACATTATTAATGAAATTATGTTTGGTAAACCTAAAACTGATATTGATAAACAAATATTAGATTTTAGAACTGAACTAAGAACTATTGATTGGAGGAAAATTCTTAAACCTACTGGTTTAAAGAAAATGAGTGAGTATTTAGCTTCTCCTCCACGTGCTGGTGAGGTATTTTCTAAATTAGGATCAAAATGTCCTATTAATACTAAAGCAGCTATATTTTATAATGACATTCTGAAATTTAAAAATCTAGATAAAAAATATCCAACATTTCAAATAGGTGATAAAATGTATATTGCTTATTTAAAAGATAATCCATACCGAATTGATGTTGTCGGTTTCAATGGGTTTAATGACCCTCCAGAACTAATGGAGTTTATAGAAAAATATATTGATAGAGATGGTTTGTTTGATTCAGTTTTGAAAAACAAATTAGAATCATTATATTCAGATTTAGGATGGGGTGCAGTAGTACTTAATCACAATATTAATAAATTTTTTAAATTTTAAATATATATAATAAATAAGTTATGATTAATAAAGTAGATTTAGTTTCGATTATTTCCAAGTATTACTTGAATGGAATGAATGAACGAGTTAAATGGGACATTCAAGATAACAAATTAACCATTAAATTCAATTCTCCAGACAATTCAATGATTGGAACAGTAACATGTGATAACTTTGAATTAGAAGATTCACAAGTAGCTATTAGTAATACATCTCAATTACTTAAATTATTAGCTATTACAAATGGTTATTTAGAATTAAGTTATATAAAACAACATAAACTAATTACTAAACTTATTGTAGCAGATAATCAATTTACTCTAAACTATGCTTTAGCTGATAATATGATTATTCCTAAAGCAGGAGAATATATTGGTGATGGTGTATACAATATTGAAGCCACGTTAGATAACGAGAGTATAAACGCTATAATCAAGGCTAAATCTGCACTCGCCGATACTGATACTGTTGTATTCAAACCGTTTATAAACGCTGATAGTGATCTGCAATTAGAAATGTTGTTTGGAGGAAATATTGAATACTCAAATAAAGTATCTTTTTACCTCCCAGACATTACTACTAACAATTTGCCTAATGAATTCAAAGCTCATTATAATTCTAACTTGATTAAAGAAATCATGTATTGTAATAAAGATGTAGCTAATTGTGTTATGGGAATTAATTTAGAAGGAATTATGAGGCTTGCTTTTGATAACGGAAGTATTAAAAGTGAATACTATGTAATTGCTAAAGAGTTATAATATGAATATTCAATTAATTACTATTAAAGATGATTTATATCATGTTATTAGAGTAATTCCTGAACATACTGGAATTGATACTAATTTATTTAGAGGTTATACAAATACAACAAATGTATTTAGAAAAGATGGAATGTTTTGGTTTGTCCGTTTAATAGAGGAGGCTCAAATTATTGAAGATGAACAACCACTTATTGAAGAAAGTTTGGAATCTTAAAAGAAAAATGTTATATTAACATTATATGACTACCGAAAAAGAATATACCCGTTTTATTAATGATCCTGTTATGGAACCTTATTTCATTTCAATGGATGACAACTGTATGACTGTGAATATTAAAGTTACTCCTGATACTCGATATAGTGATTCTGGTAAAGAATACACTAAAATAGTAGGCCACTACAGCAATTTAGGAAGTGCTTTAAAATCAATCGCCAAAGATAAAGCAAATAGTAAATCATATGATTCATTACAAGAATATATGAGTGAATATAACAATATAATTAATTCATTCACAGATAAATTTGATTTTTAAATTATGAAATTAGAAGCATTATACAACGCAATTATTGTAAAACCTATGGAAGCAGAAGAAACTTCATATGGTGGTATTATTGTTCCCGATTTGGGAAATGAGAAAAACAAACTTGGAAAAGTAGTAACAGTAGGTAAAGGATATTATTCAGTGACCGGAACTTGGATTGATACTGTTGTTCAAGAAGGAGATATTGTAGTATTACCTACAATGGGTTTTTCTAAATTAGAACATGAAGGTGAAGAGTATTGGATTGGTCCTGAAAATCAAGTTTTAGCAAAAGTAAATAAAGATTAATATGAGCAAAATTATAGAATTCGGCCCTGAGGCAAGGAAAAAAATGATTGATGGTATCGATAAGTTAGCAGATGCTGTAACAGCAACACTTGGTCCTAATGGACGTAATGTGGTTATTGCAAACGGAGGTATTCCTCAATCAACTAAAGATGGTGTTACAGTAGCTAAGTCAATCACATTGGAAGATCCAATTGAAGAATTAGGTGTACAATTAGTTAAACAAGCAGCTATTAAAACAGCAGACAATGCTGGTGATGGTACTACTACTTCAACTTTGTTGGCTCGTGAAATGGCTAAACAAGGTCTTAAGTATCTTAACCATGGTGAAAACGCTGTTGAAATTAAACGCAGTATTGATAAAGCAGTAAAAGAAGTAATTAACTACATTCATGATAATATCAAAGAAGATATTTCATCTGAAGAACAACTTAAACAAATCGCTACTATTTCAGCAAATAATGATCCTGAAGTAGGTGAATTGATTGCTACAGCGATGGAAAAAGTAGGTCGTGAAGGTGTTGTGTTTATTGAAGAATCTAAAAATGGAGAAACATATCTTGAAACAGTAGAAGGTATGCAGTTTGATAGAGGTTACAAATCACCTTATTTTGTAACTGATAATAACACTATGAGTACTACTATCAATGATCCTTATATTTTGATTGCTGATAAGAAGTTTACTACTGTAAAAGAATTGTTGCCTATTTTAGAAGCTGTATCTAACCAAAATAAACCATTGGTTATTATTGCTGAAGATGTAGATGGTGAAGCATTAGCTACTTTGATTGTGAACAAAGCAAGAGGTATTTTGAAAACAGTTGCTATTAAAGCTCCTGATTTTGGAGACCGTCGTAAACTGTTGCTTGAAGATATTGCTATCATGACAGGTGGACAAGTATTCAGTACTGAAAAAGGTATGAAACTTGATAAATTTAGTTGGGATTGGTTTGGTCAAGCACGTGTTATTACAGTAAATAAAGACCAAACAACTATTGTTGATGGTAATGGTGATTCAGATAAAATTACAAACCGTATTGAAGAATTACAATCACAAATTGATAAAGCACAATCTCCTTATGAGCGTGAAAAATTACAAGAACGTTTAGCTAAATTTATTGGTGGTGTAGCAATTGTACATGTAGGTGGATTTACTGAATCAGAAATGAAGGAAAAGAAAGACCGTGTTGATGATGCTTTACAAGCTACTAAAGCTGCTTTAGAAGAAGGAATTGTACCTGGTGGTGGAATGGCTTTGTTACATGCTAGAAATGGAATCACTGATGTTAACAGTATTGGTGGTAGGATTGTTTATAATGCCTGTGCTGAACCATTTAAGAAAATTTTATCTAATGCTGGCTATGAATTAGAAGATATCTATAATGCATTGTCTGGAGCAACTGGAGGTGATTATTGGTATGGATTTAATTTAATGGAAGAAGATTTTGATGATATGAGAGAATTAGGCATCATTGATCCATCTAAAGTAACTCGTACTGCACTTGAAAATGCTGCTTCAGTAGCAGGTACTATTTTATTAACAGAAGCTGTTGTAGTTGACAAGCCCGAAGAAAACAAGAATGACGATGGGCTTGGAGGTATGATGGGAATGATGTAAGTTCACAGTTATGCAAGACGCAGTAGACTTAATAGGAAAAACCATTTATATAGGTGCTATAGAGTATACAATTGTAAAAGTATATTTTGTACCTGATGCTGTTAGTGATGATCATAATCTATATTTTGGATTATCTAAACACAACGAAACTACAACAGTAAATTATCCTTATTATAGTCTACTGCCTTACATGAAAAAATCAATCAAGTTATGAGCAAAACAGAAATACGAGAAAAACTAATTGAAATCGCTTATCGTGTACCACCAGGTGATAACTGGAAGGTAAGTAATGTTAATGAGGTTCAAAAATCTATAACAGACGCCTTAGAAGCTTCTTATCAAATATCAGGAATTAAACCTAAAGCCTTCAGACTAAATTTGGAAGAGGGTAAATTATATGCTATATTAAATACAGAAGTGGAAATTAAAGAACCAGAACCTAAACGTTACAACATATATGGCGACTACTAAACAACATACACTATGGAATGAAATCTATAGACCAAATAAATTAGAAAATTTTGTAGGAAATGAACAAATTAAACAAACTATAGCTAAATTTTTAAGCCAAAATGATATTGTTAATATGGTCTTTTATGGTCCTGCTGGTTGTGGTAAAACCACTCTTGCTAAACTTATTGTTAACAATCTTAATTGTGATTACCTCTTCCTTAACGCTTCCGATGAACGTGGTATTGATACTATTAGGGATAAGGTCCAGGGCTTCTCGTCTGTGGCATCATTTAAACCTCTTAAAGTTGTTATCTTGGATGAAGCAGATTTTCTCACAATCCAAGCGCAGGCATCATTAAGAAACATTATTGAGACATTTGCTCGCACTACAAGGTTTATCTTGACTTGTAATTATGTTGAGCGTATTATTGATCCTCTTCAATCACGTTGCCAGGTACTTAAAATTGTACCTCCATCTAAACAAGATATTGCTTACCATATCATAGACATTCTTAAAAAAGAAGATGTTGGAATGGGAGCTGATGATTTGAAATTAGTTATTAATCAATTTTATCCTGACCTACGTAAAATGCTTAACACACTACAAATGGGTGTAGCAGGTGATGAAGTAGTTATTGATAAAAACATATTAGTGTCTAGTAACTACAAAAATCAAATACTCATGGAATTATGCAAACCAACATCTAAATCGTTTAATAACATTAGACAGATTATAGCTGATTCTGGTGCTAATGATTTTGAGGATCTATTTAGATTTTTATTTGATAATATAGATAAATATGCTCCTACTAGCATGGGTGAAGTAATTATTTATATTGAAGAATACCAATACCATTCCAACTTCAGGATTGATAAAGAAATAAACGCAATGGCTTTGCTTTCTAGGATTTTATCATTAACTTTAAGTAAAAGAGTAATATGAAAAAATTCATACACTTTTTTATACTTTGGGTAGCAAGTAACTTATCTATACCTTTTTGGATGGTAGGTCATGTTCACCTAACTATGAATGTGTATGAAGATATAAAAGAAATAGCAGCATCATTAGGTATGAATTTATTAGTTGGTGTTGGATTTTATTTAGAATGGAAAAAACATAAAGAAAATGAAAAATAATCAAATGAACATTAATCTTGATTTGTCAAAGACAACATCAGTAGAAACTCCATCAGGAGGTAAAATTTGGAGTCAAGGAGTAATTCTTCGTAAAGTGTCTCGTTTTGTAGTTGGTGCTGATGAAGATGCTCTTATTCCTATTCCTGTATTTTATGATGTGGAAAGTGGAGAGATTCTAATTGAAACTTTACCTAAAGAATTGAGAAAAGAATACGGCGGTGACGATATTTGATTGGTTAAAAGAAATTACTACTAACAAAACGTCCTGGGCTTCTTTTACAGAGGATCAGCGAGAATCATTCAATTCTTACATGGTTCATAGATTTGTAAGTATGTATGAAGGATACACTGAGGTTGCAAATTTGGGCCAAAGAATCCCTTATCCTGATAAAGAAAAAACTTATAAATACTATTGCTCTATGTTACCTAAAAAGAATGTTTTCCTCAAGTACATTAAATCTTCTAAAAAGAAGCCTAGTAATTCATTGCTACAGTATGTAGCTAATTTTTATACAATATCATTAGGCGAAGCTGAAGATTATTTGTATATTCTTAAAAAAGAAGGAATAGAACATATTCTAGAAAAATCAGGAGTTGATGATAAGGAAATTAAAAAGTTATTAAAAGAAATCAAATGACAAAAAATAGTGATGTTTATGGAGTCACATTTGACACTCCAAACTTAAATACAAGAACCATTCCTAAAACAGACTCAATTGTAGACTCAGTTATTGATGAGTATATTAAAAGAGCAGAAATGGGTAAAAACAAATATAATAATACTTTAGATAGAACTGATTTATCTGTATTAGAATATTTACAACACGCCAAAGAAGAAGCAATGGATTTAGCTCTCTACTTAGAGAAAACAATTCAGATGCTGAACGGTAAAAAATAAGTTTTGAGTAGAAAGAAAAAAATACCTGCAATTGTAAAACAAATCAAAAAACATACTCTAAAGGAAATTAATTACGCTACTGAAAAAGCAATTTCCTATAGTCAAATGTCTATGTTTTTGTCTTGCCCACGTAAATGGTCGTTACAATATAGAGACGGTTATTATACATCTGAACAGTCTATTCATATGACATTCGGAACTGCATTACATGAGGTTATACAACATTATATAACAACTATATATGATGTTAGTGGCGCTGAAGCGGACCGAATTAATATAGAAGAATATTTTGAAGATCGATTTAGAGAAACATATTTAAAAGATTACAAATCTAATAAAAATGTTCATTTTTCTGATCCTGTCGAAATGAGAGAGTTTTATGAAGATGGGTTAGCTATTTTAGATTTTGTAAAGAAAAAACGAAGTGGGTATTTTGGTAAGCGAGGATGGTTTTTAGTAGGCTGTGAAGTACCTCTATTACTTAACCCTCATCCCGAATTCAGAACTATTTTATATAAGGGCTACTTGGATGTTGTTTTGTATCATGAACCAACTAATACTTTTAAAATTATAGATATTAAAACATCTAGAAGTGGTTGGGATGATAAAACTAAAAAAGATGAAACTAAACAACTCCAATTAGTCCTTTATAAAAAGTTTTATAGTCAACAATTTGGGGTACCTGAAGACAATATTGAAATAGAATTTTTTATCGTTAAAAGAAAAATATGGGAAGAATCACCATTTCCAATATCTAGAATACAAGAATACACTCCGGCTAGTGGTAAAATTAAGATGGGTAAAGCAACTAACACTATTAATTCATTTATAGAAGAAGTATTTAACCATGATGGTTCACATAAAAATAAAGTATTTGAACCTAATCCTAGTAAATATAGTTGTATGTATTGTCCTTTTAAAAATAAAAAGGAACTTTGTAACGCTAGTATATCTTAAAGAATCCTAATATATTTATATACGATATTAAAAATAAAAGCTATGACAAATAAAAAGGATATGACATTAACCTCTGTAAAAGTACAGAGTGAGTTATTCGAGGATTTTAAGATTGCATGTGTTAAGTACAAATTTTCTTTACAAAAGCTTGCTGACCGCACTATTCATCTGTATCTTACCGATGAAGATTTTAGAAAAAAAGTTCATTCACACAACAACCTAGAAATTAAAAATTAAAATTAAGTTACATGAAAGATAAATTCAGTTATTTACCTCCTGATAAGAGGAAGAAAATTCTATTAATTTGCGATGACATTAGAGTCCATTCAGGTATCGCAACTGTTGCTAGAGAAATTGTAATTCAAACAGCTCAACACTTTAATTGGGTGAATTTAGCGGGAGCTATTACTCATCCTGAAAAAGGTAAAAAATTAGATTTGTGTGAAGACACAAATAAAAATGCTGGGATTACAGATTCATCTGTATTTTTATATCCTGTTGATGGGTATGGAGATACTACAGTTTTAAGACAAATCATCCAAATAGAAAAACCAGACGCTATTATGTTGATTACAGATCCACGTTATTTTGTTTGGTTATTTGCTATTGAAAATGAAATCCGTAAACAAATTCCTATTACTTATTTGAACATTTGGGATGATTATCCAGCACCAATGTATAATCTTCCATTCTATGAAGCTTGTGATTTGTTGATGGGTATTTCAAAACAAACAGTTAATATTAATAAGTTAGTATTAGGTGAAAAAGCAAACAATAAAGTGATTGAGTATGTTCCTCATGGTTTAAATAAAGATATTTTTAAACCTATTGCTAAAAATGATAAAGAATGGGAAGAAGTACAAAAATATAAAAAACGTATTTTTGGTAAATTAGATCCTGAATTTATTGTTTTCTTTAACTCTAGAAACATCCGTCGCAAACAAATTCCAGATGCATTAATGGCTTTTAGATTATTTTTAGATAAATTACCTAAAGAAAAAGCTAAAAAATGTTTCTTAATGCTTCATACTGAACGTGTAAGTGAACATGGTACTGATTTGCCTGCTGTTATTGATTTATTCTTTGAAGAAGAATATAAACACAATATTGTATTTACAAACATGCATGCTAGTACACATGAAATGAGTTTGTTATATAATATGTCTGATGTTCAAATTTTATTAACATCAAATGAAGGTTGGGGATTAAGTTTAACAGAAGCTATGTTGTGTGGTTTACCTATTATTGCAAATGTAACAGGTGGTATGCAAGATCAAATGCGTTTTGAATTTGAAGATGGTACTTGGATTGATTTTGATGAAAACTTTCCATCAAACCATAGAGGTACAATTAAAAAACATGGTGAATGGGCGTTTCCAGTATATCCAACATCACGTTCAATTGTAGGTTCTCCTCCAACACCTTATATTTTTGATGATAGATGTGAGGCTGAAGACGCAGCTGAACAAATTATGAATGTGTATAATTTAACTCCTGAAGAACGTCAATTAAAAGGTTTGAAAGGTAGAGAATGGGCTACAAGTGATGAAGCCGGATTCACATCAGAACATCAAGGTAAAAAAGTTATTGAATGTTTTGATAAACTATTTGAAACTTGGAAGCCTAGAAAACATTTTGAATTTGTTAATTCAAATACATATCCTGTTAGAACTTTAAAACATAAATTAATATATTAATGAAACCGTTATTTGTAATAAGTTGTCCTATTGATACCTACAGTGGGTATGGAGCACGTTCTCGTGATTTAGTTAAATCTATTATCGAATTAGATAAGTATGATGTTAAAATTTTACCTCAACGTTGGGGAGAGTGTCCTTGGGGATTTATCAATGATAATCCAGAATGGAAATTCTTAGAAAAACATATGTTGAATTCACCACAGTTACCTAAACAACCTGAGATTTGGGCTCAAGTAACTGTACCTAATGAATTCCAACCTATAGGAAAATTTAATATCGGCTTTACAGCAGGTATTGAAACCACAATTGCTATTCCTGAATGGATTGTTGGATGTAATAAAATGAATCTGAATATAGTTTCATCAAAACATTCAGCAGATGTATTAAAAAATAGTCAATTTGAACAAGTAAATGAACAAACTAAACAAGTTGATGGGATTTTAAAATTAGAAAAACCAGTTGAAGTGTTATTTGAAGGAGCTAATTTGAGTCAATATTTTGAAATGATTGATGAAGAATTACCGGATAGTGACTTAATATGTACTTTAGATGAAATTCCTGAATCATTTGCTTATTTGTTTGTTGGACATTGGATGCAAGGTGATATGGGAGAAGATAGAAAAAATGTTAGTTTAATGATTAAAGCATTTTTTGAAGTATTTAAAAATAAGAAAAATAAACCAGCATTAATTCTAAAAACATCAGGAGCAGGTTCATCTTATTATGATAGAGAAAATATTCTTCATAAAATCAGATTAATAAAAGAAACAGTTGAATCTCAGGATTTACCAAATGTTTATTTATTACATGGTGAATTTACAGATGAAGAAATGAATCATTTATATAACCATCCTAAAGTAAAAACAATGATTAATTTAACTAAAGGTGAAGGTTTTGGTCGTCCATTACTTGAATTTAGTTTAGTTAAAAAACCAATTATTGTTTCAAATTGGTCTGGACATATGGATTTCTTGAATCCTGAATTTGTTTATGCTATTAATGGTACACTGACAAATGTACACCCAAGTGCTGCAAATCAGTTTTTAATTCAAGAATCACAATGGTTTTCTCCAAACCAACCGGAAATAGCTAATGCTTTAAATGATACTTTTAATAACTATAAAAAATATCTTGATGGAGCCAAACGCCAAACATTCAGAAGTAAAACAATGTTTAGTTTTGATAAAATGAAAGAATTGATTAGTAGTTATTTAGATCAGTATGTACCTGAATTTCCTAAGCAAGTACAAATTAAATTACCTACTTTAAATAAAATTAGTCTTCCTAAAAAACCAGAAACAATAAATGGATAATTTAATTATATGTAATAGATGTAACTCAGATGCTTGTTACGTTGATGAAGTAAACCATGAAATAAAAACTTATTTTTGTTATGGGTGTGGTTTTCAAACTAATTCATTAATGAAAGAAGGTGAGGCTTTTTTTGAATCTCAATTAGAAGTTTTACCTGAATTGTATAAAGATTTATTTTATACTGATAAGGAAGGAAAAGTTTGGATGCCATCTGCTATAAATTTACCTCAACAAGGGATGGTTTTTGCTAATGGAAATAATATTGAAAATTGGATGTGGAGTGCTGTTAAAGCAGTTTCTGTAACAGATGAAGAAAAAGAAAAATATCCAATCCCAGGCCAACCAGGTAAATACTATGAGTGGAGAATGGATATGACTACAATATCTTATTTTGCTGAACATGATTACATGGAAGCTCTTTCATATATTGGAGTATTACCAAAATGATTAGTATAGCAATTACTGTTTGTAATGAACACCAGGAGTTAGAGACGTTACTTGATTATCTTCAAGAACGTGCTCTATCACCTGAGTATGAAGTCGTAGTACAAATTGACCAAGATAACCACACTGAAGAAGTATTAGGTGTTGTGATTGATAGAGGAATAAAACATTGGTTTTATCCTTTAAATAAAGATTTCGCTTCATATAAAAATGAACTCAAAAAACACTGCTTAGGAGAATTCATATTCCAAATTGATGCCGATGAATTAATAACTCTAGAAATGTTAGAATTACTTCCTCAAATTCTTAAGTCAAATCCTGAAGTAGATTTGTATTATGTTCCTAGAATTAATACCGTGAGTGGTATCACTCCAGAACATATACAGAAATGGGGTTGGAGATATGAAAACGAAAGAGTAAATTGGCCTGACTATCAAACTAGAATCTACAGAAACACTCCAGAAGTTAAATGGAAAAATGCAGTTCATGAAGTGATTGAAGGATATAAACAATTTACAGTATTACCAGCAGTAGATGAGTTAGCTTTAATTCATCATAAATCAATAGAAAAACAAGAAAAACAAAACAATTTTTATAATACAATATAAGTTATGGGACTATATAGACATCCAAATGAAGAAGCACCTCGAGTTCATACAGCAGATACTAAAGATATGACAGAATGGGCTGAGGAAAATGAACACAATTACACAGTAAGTCGATTAGAAGAACAAGCATGGGTTGATAGATATGAGCATGAATCAGATATTATTAGTAATATAATAAATGAGACAGGAGTATCTAAAATCTTAGAACTAGGCCCAGGCCCAGGAGTATTAGCACAATATATTCATAAAAAATCAAAACATGAATTAGATTACCATTTAATTGATAAACCAGTAGCAGAAAAAGTATTTAATGAAAGAAATTATAAAGGTAAATTCTTTGTTAAAGATATGTCTGAAGGTTTAGATATTGAAGGGTTAGATGAAGAGTACCATATGGTTATGGCTAATGATTTTCTAGAACATATTTTCAACCCTTCACATATTATGAGACAATCTCATAAATTATTAGTAGATGGAGGTTTGTTTTTTGTAAGTGTTCCTAACTGGAGAATGGGTCATAACTGGATTTATAGAGGATTATTTGATTATGATAACTGGTTATTATTTATGGAATATCATAATTTTAAATTTTTAGGTGAATATAGATCTAACCTAATGTGTCCTTATCATCCTAAATTAGATAGTGAATCTTTACTACCTGATGAAATGATACAAAGTTGGAACTGGTATATGTTGTTTGAAAAAGTTAGTATATAATGTTAAAAATATTTACTAATTTTAAAACAAGTAACGATTTTGAGTTTTTGTTTTCAAAATATAGTGATAAACCAATAACTATATTCAACGACTACATTCCCCAAAATCATAGTGACTTACAACACAACCCTTATAATTTTCTAATCATTCATGAACCTAATGAATTTTTTGGAATGCATAATTGGGTTATTCAAAATCATAATTTATTTAGTGGTATATTCACTTGGAGTGAAAATATATTAAATAATTGTGATAATGCTATATTATTTGATCATGGTGCTAGGAGTGAGGGAGATGAGTGGCTCAATACTTTTGAAACTGTTGTGGATAAAAAATTTGAAACAACATTTCTATCAGGAGCAAAAACATTAGTAGAAGGTCATAGATTCAGACAAGAAATTTATAAATTAAAAGATCAAATACAAACCCCAAACCGATGGTATTATGTTTTAGATGATTTCAATTGGGACGATTATAATAAAGGAGGTATAGGAAGAAGTACTAGACCTGAAAGTGCTACTTTTAATAATATTCCTAAACGAATCTGTTATAATGAAAATATGTTTCATGTCGCTGTTGAAAATATTAAATCAAATAATTGGTATACTGAGAAAATTGGGGATGCTTTTGCTTCTAAAACACTTCCTATTTATTGGGGTTGTCCAAATATAGGAGAACATTTTGATAAAAGAGGAATTATTAGTTTTGAAACTAAAGAAGAATTACTTAATATTATAAATAATTTAACTCCTGATGATTATTATTCTAGATTACCATACATTAACAAAAATTATGAGTTAGTTAAAAACTCATTTTTTCCTTATACATTAGATAATTTAATTCAACAAATAATAGATTTAAACAATATATGAAAAAAGTTTTAATAACAGGAGGAGCTGGATATCTAGGCTCCGTTTTAACAGAGGTTTTACTAAATAAAGGATACGTAGTTACCGTATTAGACAATTTAAGTTACAAACAAACATCAGTAGCACCTTTTTCTTATCATCCTAATTTTGATTTTATTTTAGGAGATGTTACTAATGAATCTTTACTTAAATCATTAGTAGAAAAAAATGATGTAATTATTCCCTTAGCAGCAATTGTAGGAATGCCTGCTTGTAAAGCACAACCTGAATTGACTGTAAAAGTAAATTATGAACAAGTAAAAAATATTACTAAATGGATTACTAAAGATCAAAAAGTAATTATTCCAAACACAAATAGTCAATATGGATCATCAACTGAAATTATTACTGAAGATTCTCCATTCAAACCATTATCACTTTATGCTGAAACTAAATGTAATGCTGAAAAAGCAGTGCTAGACTCAGGTAATGGAATCGCGTTAAGACTAGCTACTGTGTTTGGTATGTCATACCGTATGAGAATGGATTTATTAGTGCAAGACTTCGTTTATAAAGCAGTTACAGATGGTTATTTAGTATTGTTCGAGTCTCATTTTATCCGTAATTATATACACATTAGGGATATAGCTAATGCTTTTTTATTCATGATTGAAAATTATGAAAAATGCAATAACAATGCTTTTAATGTTGGTTTAACATCAGCAAATTGTACTAAATTAGAATTAGCAGAAACTATTAAATTATATGTTCCTGATTTAGTAATTGTAGAAAATAACTTTAAGCAAGATTTTGATCAAAGAAATTATATGGTTTCTAACTCTAAATTGGAATCCCAAGGATGGATACCTACATTTACACTTGAAGATGGAATTCAAGAATTGATTAAAGGATACCAACTAATTAGAAAATTTAAAGATAAAGATTTTACCAACTTATGATAGATGTACTATTTATAGCTCCTGGAAACGCCACTGGTGTTTACCAGGGGCTAGCTAATGATTATTCAGCGATTGAACCTCCAACTTGGGCTTTACTATTAGCTGAATCTTGTCGTTCTAAAGGATATACTGTAGGACTTATAGATGCTAATGCTGAGCAATTAAATAGAGAACAAGTATTAGAACGAGTTCAATTATTAAATCCTCGCCTTATTTGTTTTGTTGTTTATGGACAGAATGTAAATGCCGGAACAGTAAGTATGAGTGGTGCTGTTTATTTATCTGAGTATTTAAAAGAATGCGGGATTAAAACTCCTATATCTTATCTTGGATCTTATATTCAAGCAGTACCTGTTAAAGCATTAAAAGATGAACCATCAATTGATTTCGGTTTTACCAATGAAGGAGTTTATGCTTTACTTAATGTATTAGCTCAAGAGAATATTAATGTTGATGATTTAGGACATATTAAAGGCTTAGTTTGGAGAGAAAATGGAATACCTAAAATCAATCCAACTGAAAAAGTAGTACCTAATGATAGAATGGACATTGACCTTCCAGGTTATGCTTGGGATTTACTTCCAATGAAAGAAAGTCCTTTAGATTTATATAGAGCGCCTATGTGGCATGCAGAATATGATCAAAATAAACGTTCACCTTACGCTGCTATTCAAACTTCTTTAGGTTGTCAATTTGGGTGTGATTTTTGTATGATTAATATTTTAAATAGAGATGATGATGATGAAATTGGAGTAGCAGGAAATTATAGTGCTATGAGATATTGGTCACCTGAATTTATTATTAAAGAATTTGATAAATTAGTTGAATTGGGTGTTTACACTATTAAAATTACTGATGAAATGTTTTTACTTAATAGAAAATATTATGTACCTTTTTGTGAGTTGTTAAGAGATAGAGGTTATGGTAAATTTCTTAGAATGTGGGCTTATTCAAGAGTAGATACAGTCCGCCGCCCTGATTTATTAAAACTGGTTCGTGAAGCTGGTATTAAATGGTTAGCTTTAGGTATTGAAAGTGGTGATAAAACAGTTAGATTAGAAGTATCTAAAGGGAAGTTTGAGGATGTTGATATTAATAAAGTTATTGAACAAGTACATGAGGCGGATATTGAAGTAATGGCAAATTATATTTTTGGATTGCCTGGTGATACTAAAGAAAGTATGCAAAAAACTTTGGATTTATCAAAAGAATTATGTACTTTTGGATGGAACGCTTACGCGGCTATGGCTTTACCTGGTAGTAAATTATATAAAGATGCTGTTATGAATGGAACTCCACTTCCTAATAGTTATGAAGGTTATTCATTTCATGGATATGAAACATTACCTTTACCTACAGAAACACTTTCAGCGGCTGAAGTATTAGAATTTAGAGATAAAGCATTTGATGAATATCATTCATATCCTCCATTTTTAGAAAAAGTAAAAAATAAATTTGGACAAATAGCTGTTGATAATATTAATGAAATGCTTAAAGTAAAATTAAAACGCAAAATTATAGAAAATGGAAAATCTTCTAACTAAAGAACAATTAATTGCTTTTGAAGATCATATTGCTGATTGTTTTAACAACGCTATGATTAAATCCCCCGTTCATTTGTACTATGGAAATGAGGAACAAATGATAGATATTTTTAAAAATGTACAATCTGATGATTGGATTTTTTGTACTTGGAGATCTCACTATCAATGTTTATTGAAAGGAGTACCTCAAGAACAAATTAAACAAGATATTTTAGATGGTAAATCTATTACATTATGTTATCCTGAGTATAATATTTATTCATCTGCTATTGTAACTGGAAATATTCCTATTGCAACAGGTACTGCTTTAGATATTAAACGTAAAGGAGGTACAAACCATGTTTGGTGTTTTGTAGGTGATATGACTTCTGAAACAGGTACATTCTATGAAAATTGGAAATATGCTGTTAATCATGATTTGCCCATTACTTTTATTATTGAAGATAATGGTAAATCAGTTTGCACTGAAACAAGAAGTGTTTGGAACATAGAAGAACTAAGTTTTGCAAATGAAACAAGAAAAATAATTTATTACCAATATGAAACTAAATATCCTCATGCTGGTGCTGGACAACGAATTCAATTTTAAAAAATGAAATACTTTGATGAATTAAAAAGGTCAATGGATTGGTTAAACACCAAATCAGATACCTTGTTTTTAGGACAAGCAGTTGAGTATGCTGGAACTGCTATTACCAACACTTTAAAAGATGTTGATAGAAACAAAATGTTAGAAATGCCTGTAAATGAAGATATGCAGATGGGGATAACAATAGGAATGGCTTTAAATGGAACTGTACCTATTTCAATTTACCCACGTTGGAACTTTTTATTACTAGCAGCTAACCAATTGGTTAACCATTTAGATAAAATTAAAATTATGTCTAATGGTGGTTATACTCCTAAAGTGATTATTAGAACATCAATTGGATCTCAACGCCCATTACATCCTCAGCATCAACATATAGCTGATTTTACTTCTGGTTTTAAAGCTATGTGTGACTGGGTTGATATCATTCGTTTAGATGAACCTTATCAAATATTTGAAGCATTCCAATATGCTTATGAAAGAACAGATAACCGACCAACAGTATTAGTTGAGTGGGGAGACTATTATGGAGAAAAATAATATGAGTAATTTTTATTTACCGCTGATGAGCGATAACATTGATAAGGAAGATGTTAACGCATTAATTGACTTTTTAAGTCAAGACCAAATTCCTAAACTAACTAATGGACCTAAAGTTATTGAGTTTGAAAATGCTTGGGGTGAATGGTTAGGTACTAAATATAACTTAATGGTTAACTCCGGAGCATCAGCAAACGAGTTAACTATGTTGGCCTTGAATTACATTCATGGTGAAGGTGAAATTATTGTTCCACCACTTACTTGGATTTCAGATATTTCATCTGTTGTCTTTAGTGGAATGAAACCTGTATTTTGTGATATTAATTTAAAGAATTTTTCATTTGATATTGAGAAATTAAAACAAGTTATTACTCCAAATACAAGAGCAATATTTTTAACTCACGTACTTGGTGTTAATGGGTTGACAGACGAATTAATTCAATTATGTAATGAAAATAACATTTTATTAATTGAAGACGTTTGTGAATCTCATGGTACAACATTTAAAGGACAAAAAGTAGGTACTTATGGGTTTGCAAGTAATTTTAGTTTCTATTTTGCTCATCATATGTCTACTATTGAAGGCGGAATGATTTGTACTAATGATGAAAAATTCTATCAAGTATGTAGAGCTTTACGTTCTCATGGTATGATGAGGGAAATGACTAATAATGAAATGAAACAAGAAATCATTGATGCTAACCCTGATTTGAATCCTGACTTTATTTTTATTCGCCCTGCTCACAACTTCAGAAGTACTGAATTGAATGCTGTTATTGGTTTATCTCAAATTAAAAAACTAGATTCAAATAATTTACATCGTGTTGATAATTTTAAGTACTTTATGGAACATTTAGATTCAACTAAATATCATACTGATATTGAAATGGATGGACAATGTAATTACGCTTTCATAGTTGTATTAAAAGATGGTGATTTTGAATTTAGAAATAAAGTAGAATCAACATTACGTGAAAACGGAATTGAATTCAGACGTGGTTTATCTGGTGGAGGTAATCAATTAAGACAGCCTTGGTTTAAAAAACACTATAATATTGATCATTCTCAATTCCCAAATATGGATCATGTTCATCACTTTGGTTGGTATGTTGGAAACTATCCTTCATTAGAAAGAGAAAAAATTGATACTTTAATTAATGTATTAAATTCATTATAAATGAGAGTACAAGTATTACCGGATGTTGGGGTTTATAAACATAATGTCCATTATGATTATAGAGGTGAATTATGGACTATATGGAAAGAAGATGAATTTCCAAGAACTGATTTAAAATTTAATCATGATAAAATATCAACCTCTAGAAAACATGTTTTAAGAGGAATTCATGGGGATTATAAGTCATGGAAATTAGTAGAATGTTTGTATGGTGAATTATATTTTGTAGTAGTTGATAATAGACCGGATTCACGTAACTATGGTAACTGGACAAGTATGATGTTATCAGACAAAACTAGACAATCTGTATTATTACCTCCAGGATTTGGAAATGGCTTTTTAGTTATGAGTGATTTTTCTATATTCCATTACAAATGGGCTTATTCAGGTAAATATCCTGATGTAGAAGATCAATTTAGTTTAAATTGGCAAGATTCTAATTTAGGAATTGAATGGCCTATTGATAATCCTATACTATCTAAAAGAGATAAACATTATGGACTTTAAAAAATATGTAAATGAGATTCCTGACTTTCCTAAGCCAGGGGTCTCTTTTAAGGATATATCTCCTTTATTAAAATCAACTTGGTTACCTTATGCTATCCACAATATGAAAGGACTAGTTAAACATCCTGATTATTGGATAGGAATTGATTCAAGAGGATTTATATTCGCTTCAGCAATTGCTGCTTCTAATGGTGGTGGATTTATAATGTGTCGTAAAAAAGGCAAATTACCACCTCCAGTAATGAGTCAAACATATTCTTTAGAATATGGAGAAGATACTTTAGAAATACAACCTGGAACAGGTAAAGTAGTAATTGTAGATGATGTATATGCTACTGGTGGTACAATGAATGCTGTAGAACAGCTGTGTATTAAAGCCGGTTATGAAGTAATTGATAAATTAGTATTAATTGATTTAAAATACCTTCATGAACCTAACAATGTTAAAAGTCTAATTCAATATGAGTAAAAAAGTAATTATTGTTGCTTCACCTTTAGAAACAGGTTTAGCAAATGATGTAAATGGATACCCTATAATTTATAGTGGTGTTGGTAAAATTAATGCTACAATAGCTGCTTATAAAGCATTTACTGAAGGATATGATGAAATAATTAATATTGGCTCATGTGGTTCATTAAAACTTGAACGTGGTGATATAATTAATGTTGGGTTAGTTTATCAAGATATTGATGCTACTCCATTAAGTAATTATGGTCATACGCCTTTTGAATCAAACTCTTATCAAATTATTGCAAACCGTCTTTCTGATTTAACTTGTTTTACCACAGATTATTTCGTAGATTTACAACAATTAGAAAAATATTCACCATCTTATATTAGTATGATACATAGGTGTGATTGTTTTGATATGGAATGTTTTGCTATTGCTAAAGTAGCTAAACGTTTTAATATCAAATTCAAAGCATATAAATGGGTTTCAGATAATGGGGGTGATGTGAGTTGGGAAGAAAATTGTAAAATTGGTTTTGACAAAGTAAAAGAAATATTGAATGCCGACTGCTAAATTATATCATATTTTAGATGAAACACCTACAACCAAACGTTTCTTTTTTGAAGCTATTGATTTAGAAAAACTAAACTTCATTCCAGGTCAATTTATTTCATTTGAGTTTCCAATTCATGAAAAACAATCAAAGCGAGTAAGACATTTTTCAATTGCTAGCTACCCAAATAATAATAATTTATTTGAAGTAGTAATTGTTAAAAAAGAAGGTGGAGCAGGTACAGAATGGTTATGGAAACAAGAACTTGGTGTTGAAATACCATTCACTGGACCTTCAGGCATTATGGTTATGGATGAAAATAAAGTAAAAAATCATATCTTTATTTGTACTGGTACAGGTATTGGTCCATTTAGAAGTATGCTTTGGGACATTCATAACAACAACCTTCCTACAGGTGATTTAATTATGGTATTTGGTACTCGTGATAAACAAAGTATGCTTTATGTTGATGATATGTTGAAATTGGAAGAAAGTTTACCTCAAATGAAATATTTACCTATTTTATCTCGTGAAGAAATAAATGGTAAACAAGGATATGTTCATAAAGTATACACTGAAGTAATGAATGATTATTTTAAACAAATGGAAGAAGGTAAATACAATGATTTAGATTGTGTATTCTATATTTGTGGATGGAAGGATATGGTTAAGGAAGCTAGAGCTAATTTAATGGCTATGGGTTTTGATAAAAAACAAATTAAACAAGAAATTTATGAGTAATCTTAAAAAAGAAGAATTTAAACAATTTAATATTTTAGTTATAGGAGATACTTGTATTGATGAATTTATATATGGTTCAGCATTTAGATTAGCTCCTGAAGCACCAGTACCAGTATTTAATCCTGTCTATACAGAAACAAATAATGGGATGGCAGGTAATGTAGTAGCTAATTTACAAGCACTAGGTATTAATACTCATTTTATATACAATAATGAGAATGTAGTAAAAACTAGATATGTTGATGATAGATCAGGTCAAATATTACTCCGCGTAGATAAAAACGATAAAGTTAATAGAATATCAAAACAAATACTTGAAGGAATTAAAGGAAATAAGTATATGTTTCTAAAAATAGATGCTATTATTATAAGTGATTATGATAAAGGATTTTTGGATGAAGAAGATATCCGATTTATTTGTGAAAATAATACTAATGTGTTTATTGATACTAAAAAAATATTAGATAAATGGTGTTTTAATGCTTCATTTATTAAAATTAACCATGTTGAATATGAACGTACTGAATATACTTTAAACCATTTAAATATTGAAGATAAATTAGTAGTCACATTATCTAATAAAGGATGCCAATATAAAGGAAAACTATTTCCTGTAAAAAAAGTTAAAGTAAAAGACGTTTCAGGTGCTGGAGATACATTTTTATCTGGGTTAGTAGCCGAATATATTTTAACTAAAGATATAGAAAAAGCAATTTTATTTGCACAAGAATGTGCAACAGCAGTAGTACAAAAACAAGGAGTAGCAACAATATAATAACAAAAAATATAGACCAAGTCGGTAAAGTATCTTATCATACCGACTTTGATGATGAATCATTTATCTTCAGATACAATAACTTTTCTGAATTAATCCCAGAAGGATCTACAGTTCTAGACATTGGAGCTCATGTTGGATCTTTTGCTATGGTATTTGGTAGTTGTGTAGGTAAATTAGGTAATGTATTAGCATTTGAACCAAACTCAAAAACATTTGAAGTTTTAAAACAAAATGCTGATGCTAATCCTGATTTTAGTATTATACCTTATAATTTAGCTTGTACCCATAAAGATGGAAACTTCAAATTTCATTATTCAGATCCTAATGTTTATGGGATTGGAACAAACGGAGGGTTTTTTGATGGTATTGAAAAAGGTGATGAAATAAAACAATTTCATTCATATGAAGTAGATGTAACTGGAGTAAATGTTTATGATTTTGTTATTAAAAACCATCCTCAATTAGTAGATAAAATTAATTTCATTAAAACAGATACAGAAGGATTTGATAAGGAAGTTCTTAAAACACTTAAACCTATTATTGAAAAAAACAGACCTGTACTAATGGTTGAAGCCTTTAGAGCTTTAACTGATGAAGAAATTGATGACTTTTATAATACTATAAAATCTTTTGGATATGAACTTTATGATGTTTCTCCTTTAGATAATAAAAATGATTGTACTGGTCCTATCACTAAGGAAGAAATAGCTCATTATATTCGTCGTGTTGTTGATAATGGTAACTTCTTTTGCTTCCATAAAGATGATATACATAAATATAATTTACCAATAACTACTCCAGGTAAAACAGCAGTTGTTGTGTTTGGAAGAAATGATGGGTATAAAGAAGATGAAAGATTTGTTATTCATATTAACACAATGTTAGAAACTTTTGATGAGGTAGTATATGTTGATTGGAATTCACCAACACATAGTTTCTTGTATGATGTTATGGATAAAATTAAGCATGAAGGTCGTTTAAAACATATTGTAATTCCTCCTGAATACGCTAAATTAATGACTATGGATGATCCTAAAGCTCAAGTATGTAATACTGTTTTAGCTTTTAATATTGGAATTAGGAGAACAGATGCTGAATGGATAGTATTATCAACAACTGATATTATCCCTCCAAGAAAAGAACTAATGGATGAATTTATATCTAAAGCGGATAAAAATTCAATGTACTCCTTTAGTAGAAGAGATATTGAGTATAGTGGGGTAACAGATAATCTAGACAAATTAGATGAATATAGAAAACATTTAGACCAAACAACAGAACCTCGTTACTTCCCAGCTAAAGTTACACCTAACGATAATTATAGTATTTTTAATTGTTGTGGTGATTTTCAATTAGCAACTAAAAACTTATGGTATAAAATTAGAGGATATGAGGAGATGATGTTGTATGCTTGTTTTGTAGATACTAATGCTCAAAAGAAAGCAGTGTTGTATGGATTTAATTTAATTCCTGTATATGATGTTCCTTTATATCATATGTCTCATAAAGGAATGGAAAATGATGGTTCATCCCCTTCAAAACAAGTTTATAATGATGCTTGGGATTGGGTAGAAACATTTGATAAGTATTTAGATCATGAACATATTATGTTTTCCCGCAACGCTGACACTTGGGGTTTTTCAAATGTTGAAATTGAATATGAAACTATTTAATACTTATTATTATGATATTTAAGTTTTATAATCGATATGATAAAAACCAAGAAACAATTGGTCGTGTGGTTACCACCTCAAGGTTACAAGCAGCTAAAATGTTTGCTGAACGTAAACAATTACCCTTAAAAGAATTTTTAAAAATATTTGGTGTAACAACTATCCTATGAAAAACTTTGGTAAAAATTTAAAAATAGAACCTAAGAAAAAAGGTTTAAGTGAAAAAGAATTATTTATAGATATTATAAATGTTTTTGATGAATGTAATCAACGTACTGATGATTTAGAGGAAACGTATATGATGGGTATTTCTAGTTATGATGAGGCCTTCTATTTAATGATTGAGAACTTGCTTTATATACATTATGGTGAGTGGAAAACCGATATTATATTATGGTGGGTGTATGATAGATTTGGGCCTGAAGGTGAAATAATGCCTATTGAATTAAACGATCATGACACTAATTCCAAAGAATCAGTTGTTGTTGAAACAGCAGAACAATTATGGTCATTTTTAAAACGAATTGATAAATTAGAAAGTAAATAAGTTATGAGAAATTGTACAGGATGTGGTGAACCAATTCACCCAAAACGATTAGAAATTATGCCTAACACAACTCGTTGTGTAGCGTGCTCAACAGTACAGAAAAAAGGAGCAGTAACCATTATGAAGGGTGAAGGTGACCATACTTGGATTGAAACAATCCATTTGGAACATGATGATTTTGTAAAATATATGGAAGCAGAAAAGAAAATTAAACACATTTCAGAATTAGATGCTCCTACAGAACCAGAAGTACCGTTTGGATTTAGTGAAACTAAATTAGATAAAGACATAGATGCCTAAAGCTAAACCACTATCTAAAGAAATGATAGTGGCGGCAATGAATAAAACTAAGTCAAATAAAGCCGCCGCTCGTTACTTAAATGTATCTTATATTCACTATAAGAAATGGGCTAAACTTTATCAAGATGCTGTAACAGGTGAAGTATTATTTGATAAGCATAAAAACCAATCAGGTAAAGGTATTCCCAAATTCTTAAGTAATGGTAACCCTAGAAAGGATTTTGCATTATTAGATTTAATTGAAGGTAGAATCGATCCATCATCATTTAATCCAGCTAAAATTAAATATAGACTTATACAAGAAGGATATTTAAAGGAGGAATGTACTTCATGTGGTTTCCATGAACGTAGAGTATTAGATTATAAAATGCCCTTAATAATGAATTTTAGGGATGGCAATAAACAACATTACAGATTAGATAATATTCAATTATTATGTTATAATTGCTATTACCTTCAGATTGGAGACTTATTTACTGGTAAACAAATTGAGGGAATGGAAGACCATATATCTAAAAATGAATCTAAAGTGGATTGGGAAGTAGATGATTACACTCAACAACGACTTAAAGAATTAGGTTTATATGATTCTAAACCTGTTGATGATGGTTCTGAATTTATTTCTCGTCTTTAATATTTATAATCATGGTTAAAAAAATACCATTGCTTAAAAAAAGTAAGCATAAAAAACATGATGCTATTGTTAATGACTTTGAAAGTCAAAAGAACAAACAACTTGAAAAATTAGCAACAAAAAGCTTGGCTGAGCAAGAAAAGCTTAGTAGATTAAAGGAAAAGAACATCAAAACAGATTTTTTTAAATTATTTTAACTATGGTAGCAGAAATTACAGTAAACAATTCAGATGAATTTCAAGAATTGGTAGACCAAAAAGATTTTAGAATATCTAAAGCAATTGTAGAAGGTATTTTAGATAATGTTAAGTCAAAGAAAAAACATGTTCATGTTTTATCTATTACTTGTCTTGAAGAAGGAGAGATATATGATATTACTGTTGAACGTAAACACTTTGCTGAAACATTAGAAGAAAATTTACCTTATTATATTAGGGAAGAACAGTATGAGGATTGTAGTCGTATTGTAAGAACAATTGATGAGTTAAAAAATCCTGTTGTTAAGCAAAGAGGTAGACCAAAGAAATCTTAATTTAGTTAGGCTATTTAAAGCCTTATTATTATATTTAAAACAAAAATAAATGTTATGAAAAATTTAATCACAGAAGAGTTCAAAGAAAAATTCAAAGCAGCATTTGCTCGCTTTATGAACATTACTATTGTAGCATCAACTTTGATTGCTGGTTTTGGTCTAGGTTATTACTTTAATGAGTTAAAAATGAAACCTAAATCAGTTAATGAAACTATTCTTAACAAAGAAGTTAGAATCGCTATTGACTCAGAAAACAAATTGATTATGATGGACCGTAAAACTGGAGGCTATACTATCTATAGTGATTCAATAGGTCAAATTATTTTTAAAATGTATGCTTCTAAAATTGTTAATCCTATTAACTAATTAAAATATGTTTGCTAAATTGAAAAGTTGGTATTTGATTATTATTCTAGGTATTATTATAGCTATGTTCTATAATATTAATAGAAGAATGGATGATTTTGAAGACAAATTAGATTTAGCTGCTGGAACAACATCACTCCAGATGTATGAGTCAATTGAACACTGGAGTGATAGTTTCAATATCCCTAAACATATTGCTTACAATGTTGCTTATTTAGAAACACGTTACCAAGGTCCATTTGATTTTGATTATGAACATCGCAAAACATCATCTGCTGGTGCTGTAGGGCCTATGCAAATTATTACAAGATGGGCTCAACCATACACTAAGAAACGCGTTACTGCAAAAGAATTACGTAACAATATTGATTTGAATGTTATGATTAGTATGAAAATGCTTCGCAAATGGTATTCAATTCATCATGATTGGACATTAGCTTGTGGTGCATATAATTCAGGACGGCCTATTAGAAATGATTATGCTGTTTACGCTACTACTAATAAGGATTATAAAGAAAAGTGGGATCGAATTTATGAATAAGTTGCCGTATGTATCAGCATGGCAGCAGCAAAATCTAAAAAAACATCAATAAGCGCTTCATCGCTTTACAAAGAAAAACCTAAAAAATCTAGAAAAGGTATCCATGCAAAGACTAAAATGTCTAAAAATAAAGGCTCTAAAAACTATGTTAAAGTAAATGTAGGTCAAGGGTAAATTATGAGTGAGATATTAAAAAAACATAAGTCTAATTCTTTATCTAAACGTTATAGAAAAAGTAGAATACATGGTAAAAAATTTAATAAACGT